CGGCCATATCGGGAAGGGCGATCGCGCCGGCCAGCCCTGGATCAGCATGATCGTGCCTCTGCGTGTGCAGGTGCCGCCGGCGGTCCAGGGACTCGGCCTCCCGCCGGAGCTGACGCTCACAGATCGCGTCTTCCTCGACCTCACTCCTACCGGCAGCATCGACAACGCCAAGGGAAAGAATCGCGGCCAGCGCGCATACCGGGATGCCTGCGACCTCAACAAGCCCGGCACTCCGTTCGCGTGGCGCATGCTGCAAGGGCAAGTTGTCAAGGTCCGCGTCACGCACGAGCTGTATCAAGAGGCGATTCAGGAGCGGGTCGCCGCCGTGCTGCCGAGCTAGGAGTCCCCGTTGCTGTGACTCCAGTCGGCGGCTGCGAACCCCGGCTGGAGGCTTTTTCTAGGAGTCTTGCATGAAGGTAACATTAGATGTAAGTCTAAAAGCTGCTCTTGCAGAGCAATACTACCACATAATTTGCCTAGTCGAAGGAAACGCCGCCGAAAAAGACGCCGCTAGCCAAGTCATGCAGATGCTATGGACCCGCTTGAGCGCCGGAAAGAAAAGCTACGCGCGAAGAGTTCCAGAAATCGCGCTTGAAGAAGATTTTGAATCTGACAAAATAACTTTACGTGGAGGCTTTCGTTTAACTACCACAGACGAAGATGGCGGAATGGTAGTGACGCCAAACGGAAACCCTGCACTGTATGGCTATGGGGCGGCTACTACATGAACCAAATCATCGCCTCCGCAATCAAGATCGCGCCCAATCGTCAGCGTCGCGTGTTCGATGAAGGGGAGCTGCGGCTCCTGGCTGAGTCGATCCGCGAGCGCGGGCTGTATCACCCGATCGTGCTGCGCATCGTAGGCGACGACTACGTTCTCATCTCCGGCGAACGCCGCCTGCGCGCCATGCAGGACATCATCTCCCTCGGCGGCCGCATCTCCCACGACGGCGCGGAGTGCTTCCTCGACTCTGTCCCTTACACTACTCTCGGAGACCTTGATGAAGTCGCCGCCGAAGAAGCTGAACTTGAAGAAAACATCCGACGCGTGGATCTCTCGTGGCAGGAACGAGCTGCTGCTCATGCTCGACTGGAACGGCTCCGCCGCGGACAAGCCGCCGCCAGCGGGAGCGCTCCTCCTACCGTCGCCGATATTGCGCTTGAGGTTCGCGGGAGCGCAGAGGGCAGTAATCAGGAGGCTACGCGACGGGAGCTTATCGTTGCGCGTCATCTCGGAGATCCCGAAGTCGCGGCGGCCAAGACCGTCGATGACGCTTTCAAGCTACTCAAGCGCAAAGAATCCTCTGCCCGTGACCGTGAACTCGGAGCCGCCGTCGGCCGGAACTTCACCGCCGCCGTCCATCAGGCGATCCATGAAGACGCCCTACGATGGCTGACGGAGTGCCCCGAGGGCCAGTTCGATGTGATTCTCACGGATCCTCCCTACGGCATGGGCGCGGACGGGTTCGGGGACTCCGGCGGCAAGACCGGCGGCGGCTCGGGAAATCACGCCTACGTCGACGATGCAGCATCCTTCACGCGCATTCTCAGCATCTGCCAAACCGAGCTACTCCGCATCACCAAGCCCCAGGCGCATCTCTACTGGTTCTGCGATCTGGACAACTTCCACGCTGTCCGCCTCGCATTCTCCGCCGCCGGCTGGCGCTGCTTCCGCACCCCGCTCATCTGGCTCAAGCGCACTGCCTATCGCGCACCCTGGCCTCAGCATGGACCCCAACGCAAATATGAAACACTCCTCTACGCTATTAAAGGTGACCGTCCAGCTCTCCGCCTCGCCGGCGACGTGCTCGACTACGCGCCTGACACTAACCTTGGCCATGCCGCCCAGAAGCCTGTTGCATTACTCGAAGATCTTCTCCGCCGTTCGGTACACCCGGGAGATAGAGTCCTTGACCCCTTCATGGGTAGTGGCTCAATATTCCCTGCAGCCCACAGCGTCAAATGTGCTGCGACTGGCGTGGAGTTGGACCAGGGCGCGTATGGGATTGCGGTGGCGCGGCTGGAGGCGTTGAAAGCACAACTGGAGCTGGCGACATGAAACCTAAAGTGTACTGGAAATACGGCGAATGGCTTTGTCGCTTGTTCGCCGGCGACGTAGTCGGTCGCGGAAGAACGCCGCTAGAAGCGTATCAAAACTGGCTGTTTGAGCGCTATTGGGACCAAATTGCAAGTTGGGGAGCGTAGTATGAGCTGGAAAGAATTCTGCGAAGACAACAACATTATGATCGCGGAAGAGGCGATTACTAGCCGCGACTCTCTCGGCGCATTTTTCACAACGATCACTTCCGGCGGAGTCAAAGAACCGGCAGCGCGAATTCCGCGGCTGTACGCAAGTCAGGAAGATGCATGGCAAGACTTCGAGACGCACTTGCTGCAGTGGCTGGCTGGCCGCCGTCGTGTGCATTTACGCTGCCCCGGAGTATTACGTGACATCAAGCTCTACCAAGACAAGCTGCACGAAGACTGGGAAGAGCTGCAGTATTATTTCGTCTATTGTCGTCTGACGGCGTACTAGCATGAAGGTCCGCGGCGAAGGCCCGATCCCCTCGCGCATCATGCTTGTCGGCGAAGCCCCCGGCGAGCAGGAGGAGCGTGCCGGCGTCCCCTTTGTCGGCGCGTCGGGGCATGAGCTGAACCGCATGCTCCACGAAGCCGGGATCATGCGCTCCGAGTGCTACGTGACGAACGTGTGTAAGATTCGGCCGCCGGGGAACCAGCTCAGCGCCTTCATCGCCAAGACCAAGAAGGCCATTACGCCGGCGCATCGCCAGCTGCGCGACAAGTGGTGTACCAGCGAAGTCCACGATGGCTACGCCGAGCTGCTCGCCGAGCTTGAAATGGTCCAGCCGAACGTAATCGTGGCCTTTGGGAACCTCGCACTGTGGGCGCTGACAGGGAATTGGGGCGTGCTGAAGTGGCGTGGGTCGCTGCTCGGCGGCGGCTCGTCGCCGAAGGTCATCCCCACGATCCACCCCGCTTCCGTCCTCCGCGAGTGGAGCCAGCGTGCTGTCGTGCTGAATGACCTCCGCCGCGTGAAGCGGCACATGGGGAGCCGGACCTACGAGAACAAGCCCGAGTGGAAATTCCAGGTCCGACCCACCTTCGCCGAAGTGACCAAGTTCCTGGACCAAGCATACGCCTTTGCGCATCTCAACCGCGGCGTCTGGTTCGACTTCGACATCGAAACACGCAGCGGGCACATCGACTGTATCGGCCTCAGCTGGTCACGAACGGAAGCTATCTGCATCCCGTTTATGACGCACGCGAACAAGGAAGGGTATTGGTCCGCCGCCGAGGAGGCCATAATCGTGTACAGGCTTTACGGTCTGTTGACAAATCCCTACGTCAACGTCCGCTGGCAGAACGGTCTCTACGACGCGCAGTACGTCCACCGCCACTGGCACTTCATCCCGCGCGGCGCCCAGGACACGATGATCAGCCAGCACAGCCTCTTCGCCGCGCTGCCGAAGGGCCTAGGCTTCATCGCGTCGATGTATGCTGACTGGTACGTGTACTGGAAGGATGAAGGCAAGATCGCCTCCGGCGAACCGGAGGAGAAGCGCTGGACGTACAACCTCCAGGACTGCGTCTACACCCGCGAAGTCGGCGAGGCCCTTACGCAGGCCGCCGCCGTGATGGGCCTCAGCGAAGTGGACAAGCACCAGCAAGCCCTCTTCTACCCGGTCCTCCACGCCATGCTTCGCGGAGTCCGCGTACGCCCGGAGATCAAGCGCCAGATGGCCCTCGACATCCAGGAGGAGCTCTCCCACCGCGAAGCCTTCCTCTTCAACGTCCTAGGCCACGGGATCAATCCGCGATCCTCCCCCCAGATGCAAGCCCTCTTCTACGAGGACCTTCAGCAGAAGCCCGTTCTCAAGCGCGTGAAGGATTCCGCGACGGGCCGCTTCGTCATGCGCCCCACCTGCGACGACGAAGCCCTCACCCTCATCGCCACGCGGGAGCCGTTCCTGCGCCCCCTGTGCCACGCGATTCAAGACATTCGCACACTGGAGAAATTCCTCAATGACTTCGTTCTCATGCCCCTTGATGAAGATGGTCGGATGCGCTGCTCCTTCAACATCGCCGGGGATGCCGCCGGCAAGAGTGCGCCCTACTCCTATCGTCTCAGCAGCTCAAAGAATCCGTTTGGCTCGGGCGGCAACCTTCAAACGATTCCGTCGGAGAAATCCAAGTCTGCGAACAAGGCTTCGCAACGAGGTAGTATGGAATTCACACTCCCAAACATACGAGCCATGTATGGACCTGATCCGGGATTTACATTCTTCGACATGGACTTAGACCGAGCTGATCTCCAGGTTGTCGTCTGGGAAGCCGGCGACGAGCAACTCAAAGCCGCGCTCCGGCTCGGCGTAGACATCCATCTCCTGAACGTCTACACCCTTGACAAGCAAAACCCACCCCCAATGGAGGAACTAGTTGAAACCCACCCGAGATACCTGGATCACCGAGGCCCCCGCAAGGCCAAGCGAGAATTCGCCAAAACCTTCTGCCACGCTACAAACTATGTTGGAGGAGCTAAGACTGTGGCAGCTCATACTGGACGAACTGTCCACGAGATTGATCGTGCTCAACAGCTCTGGTTCTCCGCACACCCCGGAATCAAGCGATGGCATGATACTATACTGGAACAAATTACTAAGCGACGTTTCGTCGAGAATCGCTTCGGCTATCGGTGGTACATCTTCGACCGACTCGACGGACTCCTGCCAGAGGCCTGCGCCTGGATCCCCCAGTCAACCGTCGGGATCGTTATCAACAGGATCTGGACAGCGTTTTATACTGAACTGCCCGAGGTGCAAGTCCTGTTACAGGTGCACGATTCTCTCGCTGGGCAGTTTCCCACTCACCGCAGAGACCAGTTACTGTCCCGTATGCGGGCACTATCCCGCATCCCCGTACCCTACGACGACCCCCTAATCATCCCCACTGGCATCAAGACAAGCGATGTATCCTGGGGCGACTGTGCGTGAGGAGCTGATGTGCCACGTAATTTCAAAGACTGGATCCCGGCGTACCTGGAGTACGCGAGTGTTACTGAGGCGCCTCGACGGATGCACTTCTGGGCCGCCGTCGGCACGATCGCCGGCGCACTGAGGAGGCGAGTATGGATCGATATGAAGAGGTTCCAGTGGTATCCGAGCTTTTACATCATATACGTTGGCCCTCCGGGTATAGTTGCAAAATCGACTACTATCGACATAGCTATGGATTTACTGCGGCAAGTGCCTGGAATCAAGTTTGGTCCGAACGCGATAACGTGGCAAGCGCTTGTGAGTGCTTTCGCCGCGGCGAGCGAGAGCTTCGAGTACCGCAGCGAATGGCACCCGATGAGTCCGCTTACGCTCGCGGCATCGGAGCTTGGGTCATTGCTGAACTTGCAAGACCGCGACATGGTCAACCTTCTGATTGAACTGTGGGACGGCAAGAAGACCTACGAGAAGATCACGAAGATGAGCGGTAACGATATAGTCGAGGCGCCCTGGATCAACCTTCAGGCTGGCACTACGCCGCACTGGGTCGCCGACAACATGCCCCAGGCGATGATCGGCGGCGGCCTCAGCTCCCGGTGCATCTTCGTATTCGCTGACGCAAAGGAGAAATACATTGCCTACGTTGACGAGATGGTCGGAAAAGGTGACGATCGCTTGCGCTCCCAGCTCATTCAAGACCTGGAGCAGATTGCTATGCTGGTGGGGCCTTATGTTATCGACAGCTCCGCTCGCACCTGGGGACGTGCGTGGTACGAGAGGTTCTGGCGAGACGCCGCCAGCCGCATGGATGACCAGATGCTCGAAGGGTACGCCGCCCGCAAGCAGACTCACCTGCACAAGACCGCTATGGTCCTTTCCGCCTCCCGCGGCGAGTCTCTTACGATCACGAAGGAAGATCTAGAACTGGCGAACCTCATGCTCGAAGATCTCGAGTCCGACATGCACCGCGTGTTCAGTCGCATCGGCCGCACTGAGGACTCAATGCAGGCGGAGCGCTTCATCGAGTTCGTCCGGCGGAAGGGGAGTATCCCCTACGCCGACGCCTACAGGATGATTCATATCTACTTTCCGGACTTCAGGGACTTCGAAGGCATCCTCGCCGGGGCGATTAACAGCGGGCAGCTGCGCGTTGCATCCACCGCCGCCGGGATTATGCTGGAGGCGGTCAAGCCCTTACCGCCAGGGCCGGGACCGATCACGCCAGATACGGAGATTAAGTAATGGCTATGCTTGAAATAGATTGCTTACCCCTCTTTTCTAGAAAGAACTGCATCGCTGTCGGCGGCAAGTACCCGCACGTGCGTAGATACAAGCGCGACGTAAAGAACGGAGTGAACGAGTTGCATGCGCACTTTGAAGTAACGTATCTAAAGCTAAAGGCTATTAGTGGAATTACAGCTTGCATGAAAGGTGCAAAATGACACGCCCATTACCCCACAATAACGCGCGCCCGAACACAATCACCTCCATGATCACCCGCGACCTCGGGTACTGCTGTGAGTGGTATTTCTTCTCCCGCTACCACGACACGGAGCTGATTGCCGCCCGGCTCGGCGTCACAGCACGGGCGGTACGGAAGCACAAGGCGGCGGAGCTTAAATGCCAGGACTGTATTAATTGCTTGAAGAGGAGACCAGCATGACTGACACGCCGAAAACGGATGCAGTGGTAGATCATGGACGTGGTGATCAACCATACGAGATTGTCGATGCAGAGTTAGCTCGCCAGCTTGAGCGCGAACTCGCCAAGGCACGCGCCCTCTACAACAACGAACGAGAGAACCATCAGGCGACGAGTGAGCAGCTTGACGCAGAGCGCAAGGCGCGGGAGGAAGCCAGAGGTATCGAACCGTGCTGCCAAGATTGGGCAAGTTGCCTAATTAGATGTGGGCCTAAAGCCCACTACTGGCGCGCGAGAGCAGAAGCCGCCGAGCGGGAGGCACAGCATCAACACACAAAGCGGATGGAGGAACTAGTGGCCAGGCAAGCCGCCGAGCGGGACGCGGAGCGGTTGCGTGAGGCGTTGACAAAATTAGCCAACGAGGCGGAAGCGTGTGCGGAAATGGCGCGGCCATGTGTAGGGAACACAAATACAACCATTCTGTTGTTACGAATCAAAGAGGCACGCAACGCGATCACACCAGTGACGGGAGCGGCGAAGGAGGGAACTGAATGAACTTCCTCCGTTGCCTGCTCTGGTGGCTCGCCTGCTTCCTCGGGGCGGTCCTGGCGGGATTGCTGCTCGCAGGATAATTCAACTTCAATTGAGAGAAACATGAACGAACATATGGAACTAGCTCGACAAATTGCCACGCAATGTTGGTGTGACGATGAAACAAGTGGAATAGAAATGGATGTAGTACTTGCTGAATCTGTTGCGCGCCGACTCGCTGCATGGATAAACACAGCAGCACAGATGACGAGGAGCGCCGAGTTTTATCGAGGTTTGCTTGACGAGTGCGCAAAACACTTGGGCCAAGAGGCATACACCGCAGATGATGGCACTGTAATGGAGGAACCGCTGCGGCTAAAAATTCCTGCGCTCGTCGCTGCATTGACTACCAAGTAATGGCGCGCCTCGCTCAATCCCTCTGCCTCACCCTGCTGCTCGCCGGCTGCGCCACTCGCCCGGCGTACTGGGTCAAGGTCGCGGAGCCGGTGAACCCGAGCGTGTGGTATCTGGACGATCCAGACGCCTATTGCAAGGCGTGGGCCGGTCCAGTCGGCTCAACGATGAACGGCTGTTTCTATCGGTCCAATCGCGTGCTGATCATCCGCGCGAACCTGCCCGAAGGGAAACGTCAGTGCGTGACGAAGCACGAGTACAAGCACGCCGCCGGATGGGATCATCCGCACTACGATCACGAACCCGCATACGGAATTGACTGCGGGGATGGGACTATTTGGCCGGCAAACTAGGAGACACCACAATGGAAGCACGCTTTATGATCGAAACCCCTGACAATATTCAAGCAACAATGAAATTGACGATGAGCCTCAAAGAGTGGGGCGACCTGCGCGACCAGCTCCAAAAGCAGTGGCCGTCGTCTCGTCTTAGTCAAGCTATCACGCACGTACTTGCCGCGGCGAGCAAGGTATATTACGCGCCGGAAACTGATGCGTTTTAACCCGGCACGATATGGCCGGCGTCGTGAAGGAGGATTGAATGGCACTAGCTGATTACAGACTTTGCGACTTATGCGACGGCAAGGTGTTTTATGACGCGAATCTAAACTATACGCCAACCAAAGAGGGCTACACGTTAGATCATCTAGGCGACTGGGCTGTCATTTGTCTTGACTGCGCGAAAACCCATAAGTGCGTTGTTGTTCCGAGAGAAGAACCTAGCACATGAAACACGCCAGCCGCACAGAGTACACTCTCTCTTACTGGACTAAGAAAATGCCGGGTGGCTCGTGGAAGCATGTTGTGAAAACGTTTCCTACGCTCGAAGCCGCGATGGCTGATCTAATAACCAAGCTTATTGAAATTCCTTCAATCATGCGCAAGAAGACCAAATGAACATCACCAAAACGCAACTTGAGATAGCAGCGCAGTTTCTGCAGAAACACGATAGCGGGATGCTTCACTTCTACGGGGACAGAGCTGCCGGTTATTCGGCTATGGGGACAAGGAATGTTAGTTTCAGCTATAACGCCGCCCTTGCTCTGCTCCGTCAAGCCGCCGGCGTGACGTGCTGCTCGAAAGAGTTCCCGCACGAGTCCAGAGACGGGTTGCAAGCCGGCACTTTACACTGGATCATGGCACAGAACTACGATCGTAAGTCACACAGCTACATTCCACAGATCGAATACGCTGCGGTGCCGTCGCAGTATATCAGTACAACTGGGAACCTAGTCGATCCATACGAAACTGAGGAAGAAACAGGATGATCAAAACCGGAAAGGTAAAAGGTTGGCGCGAGGGTATGACGATGCCAATGGACAGGCCAGTAACACCGCAGAACATGGACGAACTAGGGAAGGGGATTGAACTATGAGCGCTACTGCACCGGATGCCCGTTCGCCCTCAGAAACGCTAACTTAGGAGGGATAAATGAATGATTTGACATTTAGTCAGTTTCGCAAAGCAAACGTAACGCGGTGCCTGAAGTGGCATCCAGCAGGCATTCAGTCGTGGTCTTCATCTGATTGGCTGACTGCTGTAACTGGAGAACTCGGAGAGCTTGCATCCTTGCTTAAAATGAGGAACCGAGAACGCGATGGTTTGCCGGGTAACAAATTTAGTCCGACTGACAAGCAGATAGCAGACGAAATCGCGGACGTACTCACTTATCTTGATCTATTGGCGGCTTCATTAGATGTAGATCTAGGCGCTGCCGCTGCGCAAAAGTTTAACGAAGTCAGTGAGCGCGTTGGATTCCCTGATCGAATTCCGTTGCAAAACCTTTTGCGCGGAGACAGCTATTACTGAACTGAGTGTCCATTCGCCCTCAAAAACTCCTGAAGGGAGTAGAGGGTAAGCGCGTCCCGGGCGCAAGCTTCAAGACTTCCAACAAGGGCAGATTGGCTGGCGGGCGCATCAGTTCGCTTGGGATCGGAGTCGGAGGCGGGCATTCCACTGCCACCGGGACAGGGGCTGTCGCGCAGCCGGCCAGCCCAATACTCATGCACAGCAGCCATGTCCGTTTCATACTTGCTCCTTGTTTGCGTGATGGTACGCTTCTGTCGAGCTAACACCGCATCGGCGTCTCGTTTAGCTATCTTGCCGAGTGCTTCCGTCGTATCCTTGAAACCCTTGTACTCAGCCTTCACCGCGTCCAGCCGCCAGCCCTGTACGGTCCACGCGGCGTAGCCGGCGGCCCCTGCTGCCCCTATCGCTATGGCCGCCGCCGCGTACAACAGCACCAGCGGATTACCCGCTATAAGCTTCAAGAGAAAGTTCATTTCCCTCCCGCACCGAAGCGCATGTTGAGGAATTTCTTAATCGAGTCCGGCGCGACGATGAAGACCAGCAGCGTAAGCAGCGTGTACTCCGTGTGCAGCACCTGATCCGTGTACCAAATCAGCAGCCACAAGCACGTGAACTGCCCAAAGAGTGCCATGATCTTCGCCTCTCCGGCGTCGTTGAGTTGCCGACGCAAGCGACCGCGTCGGCGATCTACTCGCGGCTTTCTCATCGCGGCTTCCGTTCTAGCTTAGTCAGCCTCACTTCGTGATCCGCGACGGCGTCCTGAAGTGTCTTCACCTGCAGATTCCGCATCGGGACGATTTCCCGCTGTACCCGCACAGCCTCTTCCGACAGCGTGGTCAGCCGCGCGATCTGTTTCTCCATATACTCCATCTGTACACTCATCGCGCGACTTGTTCCGTACATCGTCACAACCGCGACGATCGCGGACACCAGCAACGTGTGGCCAAGTTGGTGCCAGTTAACCGACACTCCCTTCTCGTGCGCTACGAGAAAGAACACTGGCGCGTACTTGGCAATCCCGACGGCGGCCCCCAGTTCAATCGGCGGCATCATCAGCTCGCCGCGTAGCAAACAAACTGGCTCAGCACAGTCCCCCGCGGCTCGTCGTGGTCGCGGAAGTTCAGATAGTACGTCGCGCCGGGCGTGAGCTGGACTTCGTAGCCCCACTTCGGCGGCCGAAAGACGAAGTAAATCGGGCCTCCGGTCGGGCCGCACTGGAGCGCCTGCGCGGCCACGGTGAGCGGAGTGAAGTCATGTGGGCACGTGCTCACGATGTAGTCTTTGAAGTGCTGCGGCTGCGTCTCGTCGACGAACTGGATGCGGAAGCCATCAGGGAACTGGGCCTGATCCGCGACGAACTGAAGCGCGGTGCCGAGATCTCCGCTTGCCGCCAAGGGCGGGACGGGCCAGAGCTGGACAGGGTGTAAGTCCCACACACGATCACCCAGGTACATTCCGTGTACGCAACTAGACGGCTGCGTAGGCGGCTTCGGCGGCTCAACAGGTGGCGCTGCACTTGTCTGAATCACTACGGTCCCTTCTACCAGCTTCCCATCTATCACCAACGTGCTCTTCACGGTTGCTGGCGTCGGCGTGGTGCTGCAGGGCGAGACGGCGTCGACTACGGGTTCGATTACGATTAATGGGACTACGAGTGTCGTTGGCGTCGGGACGAACTTTACGTCGGCGGCTGTCTCCGGGATGTACATCATCGCGAATGGAGAGACACGGATAATCGACACGATCTCCAGCGCGACGGCGCTCACTGTCACTGTGGCGTTTAGTACGTCGGCAGGACCAGGATTGTCGTATGCGATTACGAGCCTCGGCGCTTCGAGCGTTACGATCGAGGGGAATCAGATTCAGGACGCGGGTTCTAGTCCTGGTAACACGAACCCCGCAATCGACATCGCGGCTGGCGCAGAGCGAACGTTAGTACAAGGAAACCACCTTACACGAACTGGCGCGTATTACTCGCACGCCTGTATTGTAAGAGCTGGTGCAGTTAATACGACACTAGGGTTGAATTACTGGCAAGATGGCGTAACAGGTACACTGTCAAATGCTGGAACTAGTACGCAAGGTGGCGGTTTTCAGCGAGACTGGGCCGCCGTGTCCTTCTCAAACGCGGTTAATGACATCTACGTGAACTATGGCGGCGCGTATCAGACTTGCCAATACATGCGGGACGCGCAAGGGTTCGTGCATCTGCGTGGGGTCTTCGGAGGGACTGTCGGGAACACGTCGGACCTAGTGCTCACACTGCCATCCGGGTACAGGCCGCCGGCGGCTGTCTCGTTCAGTGTAGTGAGTCAAACGGGCGCCGGTACCTACGGCACCGGCTTGATCACCATCGCGACAGACGGAAAGGTGACGTGCAGCCCCGTTCTCACGGATACGAGTCCTAACAAGGGCATCAGTCTGGATTGCTCCTTCGCAGTGGCGCTGGACTAGTATGATCTACCTCGATGACTATCTTCACCACTGGAAGCTCTCCTACCCCTCCGTCGTCGTCTCCGCGGATGAGCTTAGTCCCGACATGCTCCGGAACGCCGGCGACATTTGTGAGAAGGCGAACCTGCTCCTCAAGAGCTTTGGGGAGCATCGAGCTATCACTAGTGGCTGGCGGCCCCGCGCGGTCAATGGCCTGGTCGATGGCAGCGCTGGCCAGCGCCGTAAGGTGCACCCGGTCCACCAAACCGATCAGCCCTCCGTTGACACGCTGGGTGACTTTCTCGGGGTCTCCGATCATGCTGTCGGGGATGCGGTCTTCCCACCAAAAAATGGCGGCCTTGAGCGCGAAGTCTGGCTGACTCAGCAGCTCTGGGTTCGCCACCAGGTCTTCGCCCATCAGCGCGCCCACGTGGGCATAGTTGTCCTTGCCCGTGAGCTGGATGGGTGAGCGGCCCCGGTACTTCCAGCCGTCGCCCAGCGCCACGTTGCCCATGCGCCCGCCGTAGACCTTGTTGGCCAGCGCTTCGGGGTTGTAGGCGTAGGGCCGTGCGTCTTGCAGCGCGGGGAAGCGGCGGGGCCACACCTGGCACAGCCGCTCTGCGCTGTAGCGCAGGTTTTCTGTGAATTGAGTGAGCCCGGCGCTTTCGTGCAGGATCTGGCCCAGGAAGTCGTCCAGCTCGGCATCGCCCTGGCTGAAAGTGCCCTCGCCCACCACGCGGGCGAACACTTCGGCCCAGTCGGCGGCGATGGCAGGTTTGACCTGGCAGTGCAGCAGGATGTCGAGCCATTGGGTTGCGGTGCGGATCATGGCTCAGCCCTGAAAGTGGTCTTCGTCAAACGGCCGTGTATGGTCAATCTCAGGCGGCACGCCACGTGCGTGCGTCCAGTAGCGGGCCACAGTGCCTTTGCTGATGATGATGAAGGCCAGCAACACCATGGCGTACCAGTCGGGCTGGTAGGCCCAGACCATGGGTGCGGCCATGCCTATGGCGCTGACCATGCCGGCCAGCATGATCACCAGGCGCAGGCCCTGGCGCGTCGCGCGCGTGGTGTTGACTGCGCGGCAGAAGGCCGCATAAAACATAGCGATGCACATCAGTTCAAAAATAATGACCTTCATGTCTTACTCCCAAGTCGGGTGACCACGGCACTGATGGCCCCGCCCACTGCCGTGAACACAGGCCGCCAGCCGTTGCCCAATGCGCCGATGAAAAAGGCCACGGGCGCCAGCGTTTCGCTGGGTGCATAGCCCCACTGGGTGGAGATGACGGCGGCCACCACGCCGGTGAGCACCACGGCGGTGAGCGTGCAGCGCACCAGCAGCCAGGCCCCAGCACGGCGGGTCTCGGTGTCCACCATGGACAGCGGCCACAGCGCGCCCGCCAGCGCGGCGAAAATGATCAACGCATACGGCCCGGCAAGCGGCCCCAGCAGCGCCACAGCCAGGGCGGTGAGGCTGATGCCTGCAGTCGTAGTAGGTTCAGCCATGAGTTGTTTCCTCCGCGTTGTGGTTGTTTGTGTTGTTATGTGATGCGCAGCGCTGCTCCGGCGGCAGAGAGTTGATTGGATTGCGCAGGTAAGCCTGCTCACAGTGGCTGCGCTCCCCAAAAAACACTAGCCAGGCCCGGTCAATCACCAGCTCGGCCAATCGCCATGGCTTGCCGTGTAGACGTGCCCGGTGTGCACTGCTGCTGAAGCTCTCGCCTTGGTAGCTGCGGCCCAGCGTGCAAACTGCAAATAGGGCGCAGTCCAACGCAAAAGCTAAGTTCTCCAACCGGTCCCTCAGCGGGACCTGGCCGGGGATGACCAGCAAGCACAGGTAGATCAGCAGCAAGGTCACAGCGGCCACCCCGCGTTAACGTCATACTCTGCTACATCCTCAGCAGTCTCCAGCACCGCAATCGCCTCGTGGTGCGCCCGCTCTGCGGTGTAGCACGCCTGCACATGCTGGCCGATGGCACCTGCCATCATCTTGATCTGCGCAATCGTCACCTTGACCCAACCAGACTGCGATTTGAAATCGACCTCTGAGGCGTCAGTCAGACCGACCAGCGAGGCATTGGCCACCACTGATGTAATGCGATTCTGGTCATCCACCGTGGTGCCAACGGATACCCCATTGGGCAACGTCAATCCGCCAGTCATCACGGCCCAGCGCTTGTCGGTAGCGGATTGGGTGAGTTGGGATTTTTTCGCAGCGATGTTGGCTGCACGGATGTCAGCGTTCAAAACAGAAACCTCCCAAGCCTGCTCCCAGGTTCCATTGAAACTCAGAACAGGGTCTAACTCGATAACGGACTGAGTGATTGGGTCGCACTGCGGCTTGCTCGTCGTGAAGTACGGGTGGACATTGAATTGCTCTGCTTTGCCGTCTTTTTCTAACGCGATGGCCGTGCAGTAGTTATTTGCGTCCCATTCAATCAACTCCACAGCGGGAATCTTTCGGAGAAATGCGCCTTCTGGCGTGGTTTGAACGTGTGAAAACATGAAATCTCCTTATTCGTTTGCTGTGCGGGTTGATGGGAATTGGCGAAGATTGCCCGGCCAAATGATGCGAACTGCGCCGCTGGCACCGGCGCCGCCGGCTTGGTGGTTAACACCATCGTTGTTTGGACTACCTCCACCACCTCCTGGAAGCCCACCGTTGCCGCCAGAGTACGCACCAGAACTTCCAGCGCCAGAGCCTGGATTACCACCAGAGCCGCCGCCACCACCACCTCCTCCTGGTGCTGACCCTCCGGAGCCACTACTACCGATCCCTAAAAGCCCTGTCCCTCCGCCGCCTCCGCCGCCGTTAGCCGAGTTAACGTTTTCCCCCCCGCCACCGCCACCACTGCTGCCAGACGTTCCGGCAGTTCCTGCAGCTAAGACTGAGCCACCAGCGCCACCCGCAGTTGAGTAACCTCCAGCACCACCACCGCCGCAACTCTTATTGCCCCAGCCATTTCCACCGTTACCTCCTCCATCACCAGTTCCAGCGTTACCACCAGTTCCAGCACCGGCATTACCATTGCCGCCGCCCTTGGCTACACACGCAGATGAATTGAATGAGGACTGCGCTCCACTACTCGCGTTCAGGTTATCTGGCGCAGTGCTACCAGCACCGCCTGACCCAACAACAACTGTGTAGGACACTCCTGGAGTCACAGATATATTGTTTTTGTACCGGAGTTCACCGCCACCACCAGAACCAAGGCGAGACGCACCGCCACCGCCGCCAACGCACACGACGCTCACACTTGTCACACCTGCCGGGCAAGTCCACGAGAAAGTGCCTGGCGTTGTGTACGCCTGCTGTCCGGGTGCGGCCGCTCCGCTACTTCCCGCCAATATCTGCTGAACCGCGCTCATGTCAGGCCGCTCCCAGAAATAATCCACTCCGTAGCCGTCAGCTTCACCGCCGTGGCAATACCGTTGGCCGCAAGCGTGCGACTGCCCGTAGTGCCCGCCCCCGCCAAACGCATGGTGTCGGCGGTGATTGCAATGGTCAGCACGCCTGCGCTCACCTGATTGATGAAGGTGATGGCCGTGCCGATTGGGTATGCCACCGATGCGTTGGCTGGGATAGTGAAGGTGCGCGCTGTGGTGTCTGCGCTGGGGTGCAGAATGTGTTTTCCGGAGTCTGCAAGGACTGCGGTATAGCCGGTGCTTTTGCTGTTTTGGGGGATAGTCCTAAAACCCACCGCATTGCTGCCATCCACCGTGATTGTGTTTACGTCTCCATGGATTGTTTTATTGGTAAGCGCCTGCGTACCAGTGGCACTCACATTGCCAGAGATCATTGTCCAGTTGGTTTGGTCTGCGCTAGGGTCCGTGGCAAGACTTGACGCTGCGGTGATGTGTCGGTAGGTCTGTGAGTCAACTCCGCTGATGGTGGCCTGGTTCAGGGTGTACGTTTGGCTTGGCACAAACGCTATTGCTCCAGAGATGGATGCAGCGGCTGCGGCAGATGCGTCTGCTGCCGCGGCACTGAGTGCAGCTGCATCTGCTGATACATCAGCAGCCACTGCGCTGGCTGCAGCAGCTGCGGCATCAGCATCAGCCGCAATCGCAAGTGCGTCCAGTTCATCCTGCCCGGTGCCTGCCATGAACACGGCCCAGGCGTAGGCCAGGGCGTTGAAGTTGGGGTCGCCAATCGCGGGGAATGGCGGGTGCGCGGTGAGTGACATTTAGAACATTCCTTGCTGAGAAAAATTGAGGCGGACCATGTCGTGGTTGTCGTAGGGCATGGACGCGCTGAGCAGGCCAAAGACGTTGAGCCCTTCGTAGCCCGCCGCGTCGGTGGCAAGGACCGTCACCGGCACGCCCAAAGATTGCTGGACGTTTGCCAGCACATAGTTGGCGGCGGCTAGCGGCAGCACCACGGTGCCGCGCATGCTGGTGGCGGTATTGCCGCGCTTGATGGTGACGCGGCCTGTTTCAGAGTCGGTCTTGACGCGGCTGGAGGTAATGGGCTCCACGCTGGCGCCATACACCACGCCGCCCCACTCGCCCACCAGGGTGCTGACGTGGGTGAGGTTCCACATGCCTACGCCCACAGTGCCAGCGCCGGTGACGGTGAGCGTGGCCTCTGCGGTGGGGCGCAGCGGCAGATCGGCGAAGATGACTTTGGTTTTTTGGAGCTTGGGGCCAAACAGGTATTCGTGCAGGCCCAGCGATTCCGCGTACAGGCTCTCGGTGCGGGTGTCGATCACCGTGCCGCCAGGCGCGTCTTTGATGACCAGTTGCACGGTGGTGCCGGTCAGGCCATAGATGGTGGACGAATCGACAAAACCACAGTTCACCGTATAGGTGAGCGGGCTGGTGCCGGTGGCGGCGGTGGAGACAGAGGTGTCGAACGGCGCAAATTTGAGCGTAGGGCCGTAGTCTTCCCAATAATCCGGGTCATCCTCAGGCAAGGCGGTGCGGCCAGTGTGGGCTTGTTTGGCTTTGTATTCGCGGTGCGTCGTTGTGCGGATGCGCTTGTCGTACAGGGCATAGGTGCCACCAGACACCCACGCTATTTCAGACGCCGCAGGCTCGGCCACGCTGCTGGCGGTGACCATGGCTGCCGTCACCTCGATGGGGGTGAACATCTTCATGTGTCGATCTCCACGATCATTGGCGCCTCGGGGCGGCCATTGGTGGCGTCGGCAGTGCGGCGGGTGTCGACCGTGAGGGCCTCCAGCGCAGCGCGCACGGCGCGCATTTCGACAAGCAGCTCAGAGTCGCTGGCGCCGCCGCTGCGCAGCATGCTGGCGGTGGTGGTGGCGTCAAAGATGCGGCTCGGGCCGGTGGCCTCCAGCTCGGGGCCGCGCTCGCCGACGATGCGGTAGCCACCCAGGTGGTCGCCACCCATGGCGTAGCCGGGCACCAGGGCACCGTCCATGATGACGCTGCGCGGCGAAAACGCTGGCCCGGCAGCTGCTTTGGAGAAGGCGGCTTCTTCGGTGGTGTTGACGGCTATGCGGGTGTTGGTGAACATGGTGTCCCACCAGCGATTGCCGTTGCTGATGTCAACAATCTCGGAGATGCGCAAGGGCTGGCCCGCGCTGTTGGTGACGGCGGTTTCTTTGACGGTGCGCCAGTCTTTGTACTTTTCGTCAAAGTAGGCGTCCATCAGCGCATAGGCCGCCAGCGCGGCGGCGACCATAGGGACACCGGCCATGGCGCCGCTGGCGGTGGAGCCCGATGCTGCAGCGCCTGATGCGGTGGCAGCACCAGCGCCCTCTGCCGCGCCAAGCAGGCCCAGATCGGTGGCGACCACTGCACCTGCGCCGCCGCCGGTGACTGCCGTGGCAGTAGCACCGCTGGCGGCAGCTGCCGAGCCAGTGAGGCCCAGGGCTTCGCCCACATAGGACGCGCCGGAGCTGATAGCGCCGCTGAGGCCGCCTGTGCCGCCGGTGACTTTGTTGATGCCTGCGTCCACCACGGAGCCAACCACGCCACCGCCAGAGCCACCCGTGGCGCGGCCAGTGATGGCGCTCAGCGCGGAGCTGATCATGCCGCCCAGCAAATCATTGACGCCGTTGAGCGCACTCTGGATGACGCCGGAGAGCGCGTTTTTGATGGCGCCGTCGATGATGGTGCGCACCATGTAATCGCGGAAAGTGAGCCACAGGTCGCGGCCGTTTTGGATGGCTGAAATGAGGGAGGCGCTCAAGCCATCGCCTATCGCTTTGGTCGTCTTGGCCCACTCGGTGGCCTTCATTTCACCAGCCAGTCCGCGAATGGCGGCAGCTTGATCAAGGTACTGCTGCGTGAGCTTGCCAGTAGGGTCAATGATGAGGGCTAGTTCAGCGCGCTGCTCCAATGTGGCGGCTTTGTCGAGCTCGCGTTTGATCTTGAGGTCGGCCAGCGCGCTCGAAGATAGCCCCATTTCTTCGTTGTGACGCTTTAGGCTGGCTGTCGCATCTTTGATGGACTCGGTTTTTTCATCCATCTTGCTGGCGGCTTTGGCGTTCTCATCGCCCGTTTCTCGCAACCACTTGATGTTTTTCTCGCGTTCCTCGTTTTCAGCGATCAGCCATTTGGTGAATTCTTCCTCCTCCTTGGTCATGGTGCGCTTTCCGCTGGCAAGGTCGGCTTCTAGCTTGAGGATTTCTTTTTCAGTCGCCGTGAGCTTGCGACCAACTTGCTCTTGCAGGTAGAGTTCATTGCTGATAGCGAGCAGGCTGGCCTGGTATTCCAGGCCCGCAGTGACCGACTTTTGGTAAGCGGCTTCCTGCTTTTTCAGTTCGTCGTTGTGATCTTTGGTCGCCTTGCTGGCGGCTTTGGTAGCTTCCTCGTTTTTGGCCATGACGCCAGAGGCATCGAGCTTGGGTTTGGTGGCCTCTGCCGTGGCGCCTGTTTTCTCCATATCGGCCATGCGCTCGCGCAGTTTGCTGCCCAGGGTTTGCTCGCCCCAGGTTTTCTCCAGCGTGTCGCCCAGATCGCTGACGATGGTTTTTTGGCGCGTGATGGTGGCGCTCATGGATTCCACAGCGCCGCTGAAGTCGCCCTTGAGGGCCTTGCCTACGCTTTCAAACAGGCCGGTGAAGCCGCTGGCCATGGAGGCCATCCAGGCGCCGATGTATTCGCCCACGGTTTTGACCACGGCTTTGAGGCCGCTGAATACATCCATCACGTAGGTGACGCCCTTGATGGCACTGGTGGTCCAGCTGGCGATGGAGCCGTCTTCGGAGAGCTTGCGCACCTCATCTCGCAGGCCACCGGTTTCGTTGAAGACGGACAGCGTGGCGCTGGCGGCTTTGTCCAGCGCTGGGACCATGCCCATGGCCAGCCCG